ATTTAATAATCTTATTAAAATTAACATAATTGCAATTCCAAATATTACATAACCGGCTTGATAACAATTTAAAGTTGTAACACCAGAACCAGTTATTCCTATTATAAATAATATTATACTTGTAGTAATAAATCCTTTATAAACACTAGAATATAATTCAAAGGTTTCAGTTGCCATATTTTATTAATATATGAATATATTTAATTTTATACATTTTCTTATTTAGATCAACTCATATTTTATAATTTTATATGTTCTTTTAATTCATCAATTTCTTTTTGCATTTCATTTATTTTTAAAACTAATAATGGAATCAATTCAATATAATTTATTGTTTTTTGCCCAGCACCATTATTATCTACTAATTCAGGATATATTTTTTCCATTTCTTGTGCAATAAAACCATAATGTTTTTTGTTTTTATTATTTTTATAATTAAATACTTTGGGTTCTAAATTTTTTATTTCTTTATATTTTATTTCTTCTATTAATTCTATGTTTTCTTTAGATAATTTATCAGATGTATTGTATATAGATCCGTTTACATATAAATCACTTGCTATATAAACCGGTATATTTGAATTTGCTGGTGTTTGCACTTGTAAGTTTGTTGAATTATTTAACAACTTTTTATAAACCCATGATGCAACGCTTGAATTGTTACTAACAATAAATGATTTAACATATTGTTCATTATTTGGTTGCTTTCCACCATAATTTGCAACTGAACTTACTAACATACTATACTATACTATATTAATATTATATTATATTGTTTATATTTTTAATTATTATATTTTTATTTATTATATTTTTATTTATTATATTTTTATTTATTATATATTTTATTTATTATATATTTTATTTATTATATATTTTATTTATTATATTTTTAATTATTTTATTTTAAAAACTATTTTAATTATATAAATATAATATGTTTAATTATGATAAAAAAAAATCAGTAAATAAAAATTATAATTTAAATACTAATCATCCTTTAATACCTAACTCTCAAGAATATATTTATTATAAAAAGTTTGTATCCATACATTCTGAAGATAGAAATATTTTAAAATATCCGAATTCTGCAGAATTTGAAATAGAATTACCAGAAGATGTATTAAATGTAGTAACTGCTAGTCTTTCATCATGGTCTTTCCCATCTAATTATGATACTTTTTCTCCATTTAATAAAAATATATCAATGACTTTCAAAATTAATAATCCTTATAATCCTAATGTTAATAATGTATCTAATATTCTTCTTCAAAAAACATTCGAATTTTTGTTTTTAAATCAAGACAAAGAATTTTCTATTATAATAGAATCTGGATTTTATAACCCAGATCAAATGGTTAATGAATTAACTAATAAATTTAACAATATTGTAACAATTGAGATTGGACTTTATTTAACTAGTCAAAAAAATAATCAATCACTTAGTCAAGATCTACAACAAGAATATGAAGAAGCATTTGAATTATTAAATAATGAAGGAGGTTATTCAAATTTTGTTATCGTATATAATAATGTTAGTCAAAAAATATGGTTTGGAAATATTTGTGATGGTTTTATATTAACAAATGAAACACAAATTATTAGATTTCAAGAAGCAGATAGTTTTCTTTGTTCTACTAAAGAAATTGCACCTGATTTTAGCGATTGGGGATTACCATATTATCTTGGATTAAATAGATGTAATATAATGTCTCAAAGTAGTGCAACAGCAAATGATACATCTAGTTTTGGATTTTATTCAGGACAAATTGTACCTAGATTTTTTTATGGAAATGTTACATCTGGAGATTCTGGTTATTGGTTACTTCCAAATCCAAACTTAACTGGATCAAATGTATCTTGGATCGAATGTGATTACAAAATAAATTTAATGGGGCCTGCTTATATGTATATGGAAATACATAGTTTAAATTGTATTAATGAAACACAACCTTATAATATTAGTCCATTTACTATTCAAACAAATCAAACAAATGGAATTGTTAATTCATCTTTTGCAAAAATAGCAATACCAACAACACCTATTTCACAATGGTTTGATCATAATTCTGAACCTTATATGTATTATTATCCACCATTAGAGAGAATAAGAAAATTAAATATTAAAATGAGATATCATAATGGCGGATTAGTGAACTTTGGTGTTTTTAATTATTCATTTAATATAGAATTTGTAACACAACTACCAATTATGCTTAGAAATGCTAATGTTGGTCCTTATCCTATTGGTAGTGGTTAATTTATATATTATACTTTTCTTCTAACCATGATTTTAAAATAACTTTATCACATATTTTATAATCTTCACTTGTTTCTGTTATAAATAACTTAATGTCATAAAAATTTGGTTTTTTCATTCGCGTTGTTTTGTAAAATAAATAATCACCTTTTGAACCTTTTCTTATTGACATATTAGAATCTATCTCTCTTATTAAATTATTACCTTGATTTAAATATTTCTTTACATCATCAAACTTAATATTTTCAATAGGTCTGTTACCTAATTCTTTCAATGTTTTTGAATTTCCCCCCCAACTAATATATAAACCATATTTTCCCTTTTTTAAAATTACATCAACGCCTTCGTGTTTTCCTAAAATTAAACTACTTAAAGTTTCTTTCTTTTTTGTATCGATTAAATCTTCTACATTTATATCTTCTTTTTCTTGTTTTTTAGCTTTTAAATCATTTATATCTATATCTGCCCTAACTGGCTTAAATGTAGTTACTATTTTATTATCTTTTTCATCTATACATTTTATTACAGGCCCATATTTACCAACTAAATAAGTATGTTGATTATCTATTTTTATTTCCATCTTAAATTGAGGTCCTAATAAAGATATTAATTTTTCTATTTCATTATTACAATCATTACATAATTCATTCCATACATACTGGCCTTTTGCTATTTTATCTAATGTTTCTTCCATTTTACTTGTATAATTATATTCAAATAATTCATTAAAATGCTTTTCTAAAAAATCCATAATAATAATACCAAGTGGTTGTATTACTAATTTTGACTTCTCATTTCCAAATTCTCTCTTTGTCTCTGTTTCAAATATTTCATCATTCATTAATTCAAATTCATTACATAGAATTTCTTTTCCTTTTACATCTTGTTTTTTAACATAACCACGTTCTTGAATTTTATCAACGATTGAAGAAAAAGTTGAAGGGCGACCAATACCTTTTTCTTCTAAAAGATGGACTAATCTTGCTTCTGTATAATGAGATTTACTACCTTTAATTGATATTCTTGAACACATTTTTTTATAAGGAATTATAACATTCTGCTTTATTATTTGCAAATATGTATATGTTGGATTCTCTAATTTTATTTCATCTGCATTCTTTTTTGACACAATTTTCCACCCAGGAAAATCTACTCGTTCACTTTTATAAGTAAATTTATTATTTTCAAACGCACTTATATTTGCCGTAATAGAATTAAAAGAAGCACTAGACATACAACTTTCTAATGTGTTCTCCCATATCATTTTATACATTCGTCTCTCTTTAGAATCTAAATGGTCTGGTATTTCACAGAGAGAAATTGATGTTGGACGAATAGCCTCATGCGCATCTTGTGTAACTTTCTTAGACAATTCATTTGAATCTTTTTTTATACAATTAATTAAATTATTAATATTTTCATTTATATATTTATCACCTTTATCATAATTGTGACGTATATGATTCTTTACAGACTCGATAAACTCGCCACTATATGTCTTAGAATCTGTCCTCATATATGTAATAAAACCACCTTCATAAAGTAGTTGACAAATACGCATAGTTTCTTTTGGACTAATATGGAATTCATTTGATGCAACTTGTTGTATTCTTGATGTAGTAAATGGTTCTGGGGGATTTTTAAAAATTTTGATAGGGAGAGAACAACTATATATATGTTTAAAATTTATTGAACCATGTAAAAAATCTGTCATTTCATCATCTGTTTCATATTCTCTAGATAATTCAAATGGTAAATTAGAATTTGTAAAGTAACCATTTGTGTGATATAACTTTTTCATATTTGCTGAACTAATTTCTTTATTATTATCGTATATTAATCTTAATGCTGGTGTTTGACATCGTCCAGCACTTAATGATTGCTCTTTTCCTTTTGGAGCAGAAATACATTTCCACAAAACTGGCGTAACTTTGAATCCTACCAAAATATCCAAAATTTGACGTGATTGTTGTGCATGAACTAAATTCATATCAATTGTTCTTGGAATTTTAATTGCAGATTGTATTGCTGACTGAGTAATTTCATTAAATGTTATTCTTTTTGTTGTTAAAGGAAGTTTAAATAATTCTATTATTGCATATGCAATAGCCTCTCCTTCTCTATCACCATCCATTGCTAATATGACTTGATTTGCTAATTTAATTTCTTTTCTTATTAATTCAATTTGTTTTTTCTTTATAGAGTTTTCAGTAATTGTATAAGTTGGCATAAAATTATTATCAATATCTATATTTTTGAGAGAAGGTAATTCTCTCAAATGACCAAAAGAAGCAATACATTTATAACCTGATCCTAAATATTCTTCTATTTTTTTACATTTTGCAGGTGATTCTACAATTACAAGATATTTAGTTGTTTCGTATTTTTTTGACATTAATATATTTAATATGTAAAAATATATTTATGTCATTTTAAAATAATTATATTATATATGTCAGTTTATACTGATTCAGCAAGAATTCTTAATAGAACATCAAATGCATTCAATAAATTAACATATCGTGTTCCAACAGAAAGTGCTTATTTAAAAATAGTTCAAAAAATTGCAAGTTTTGAAGATGAAATTAAAACTTTAGAAGATGAAATTGAAAATTTAGAATATGAAATTAAATACATGAAAACAAATGATGATGACTCTTCAAAAATATCTTCGTTAAAAATGATTATAAGGTTGCTTAAAATTAGAATAGAATTACGTGAATGCAAAGAAATAACTTATAAAAGATTAAATTATTTAATAGAAAAAACAAAAATTGGTTATAATAAAGCTGTTTATAAATTAAATGATGAAGATAAAGATCCACCTAGAAGTACATTAAC